AACCTGTTAATTTCACTAACTCTTCCTGCAACGCTGTTTGAGTGTCAGCATACACCTTAGTTGCAAACTGCTGTAAAACAGCTATCTGTTTTAATGCTTCAGCCTGTGTGTACACAGTGTTTAATAAGGTAGCAATATTATGATGAATAGAGTTCGGAATAATAACCGGCGTAACACGTTGTCCAGCATCTTTAGGAACTAGTGTATCATCATAGCACATGTCTATAACGTGTAATAATTTTTCGGTGTCCGCACGAGTGAATCCCATATCTGCATTATACGCAAGTGTAAGTATGTCTGTAGTTTGTTTTAAGTCTATAACACGCTTTCGGTATACTGTTTCATCATAAGTGTACGCACTGATGTATTCCGCATACAACACACCATTCTGCACAAACTTAGCGCTATCAGTGTACGGAGGATTACCATTCGCAGACTGTACAACAGTTGCAACCCTACGCAAATCATTTATTCTTGCGATACCTAAAGCAGTACTTGAAGGAGGTACAGCTACTACGAGAGGGAACAAATCTTTTTGTATTGATTCACTGCGCAGTATGTGCGTTAGTTGCGCAAGCATTGTTCTAAAATATTCTACAATATCTGCACCAAAAGCTGAGAGAAGAATACCTAGCGTTATACTAGGATCCTTACAGATTGAGACTAAATCGCGTGTAGTAATACAGCCGAATTGATTTATAGCCATAGGGTCTATTGCAACTGTAATTCCAATATTGATTCCCATAGCTTGTGCATGTTGCCGTATTAGCGCTAAACACTCTAAAAGAGAAGTTCTTGTGCCTTGTACCAACACGTTAAGCATTGCTTTAGGCGCGTCAAGATATATAAGACTTTTTTCTTGGTAAGCCTTATCGGCAACTTGGTTTTGAAGGGCAGTTAACTGGCTTTGTACAATATCTCCCATTGGCTTACTTGCAAGCTGCCTAGCGTAGGTGTCTATCACAGTACTTACACCTGTTACGTTGTTGTTACCTTGCTCAATTAATCCGTTTAATATGGCGTTGTATTCTTCAGCGCTCAATATGCTTTTTGGGGACTTTGCAACACCACTTGCAATAGTTATTGGTTCCCAGTCTAAGTTGTTTACTTGCTCATCCATACCATCTCCTCCTATCTTGCAAACATAACTCTGTATACCCAGTTGATGTGTAGCAATTCAAACGGGGTTTCATTTGTGCTTAATAAGAGTACGTTGCCTCCGTACCCTTTACCAGCTACCTTATACCGTACTTTGTGTACAGTTATGTCTGTAAATGCTGACACATCTAATTTCCAAGTGTCTAACGCAGAAACATCTACAACTGCTGGCACATCTAGTAAATCATGTTCTATAGTAATTTCTCCGTATCCTGCGCTGTTGACATCCATGTTTTGAGTTACAACAGCTTCATTGTACAAAGAAGATACACACACATCGTCAATAACAAAGCCTGTGTGGAATGTTAAAGCACCACTATCTAACGTATTTATACAATACTGTACCTCTCTAAATCGTTTTTTCATATCTTCACTGAAATCACGATAACCCGTTTCAAGGTACTGATAATTCTTATACAGATTATTAAAGGGTACCTGTTCAATAGCATCTGCACAAGTGTATGTATCAAAGTAGAGTAACAATAACACGTCTTTAGTAGTTACTTCCATGCCGCTTCCATGCGCTAACTGTACTACAGGTAAGACATATAGCACGTCTTCTGTAACGCTTTCTTGCAAGAGTACCATTCGAGACGCATTACTCTGATAACAGTACGTGCGCCATGTACGCGTAGCAGTGTCATATAACAAATCAATGTCAATATACACTATATTTTCTAAAAACACCCCATATTTCTGCATGTTATTCTCATTTGGTTGGTAAAATGCAACCTTATAAATATTGTGTATAACATCTCCTGTGCTATAACAATAGTTATCTGTAACTGTTAGACGTGCAGCTTCAGCTAAATAAGTTTCAAGGTAGCTTGCATCTATAGGCGAGCTACTAATAGGGTCTTCAGCCGTTGAAACTATTGTTGTGTCGTCCATGCCTTGTATGTTATATGTTTTTTTCAATAGCTGTTTAAAAAACTTTATAGGGTCTGCGAGTATGTTTAAAATAGGTGTAGACACTGGTGCTAATTTCACAGTGTTATTGCCAGTGTTGCGCATATTAGGTACAAGCATGTAATATCTATCATATGCACGGAAATACAACATATTTTGAATATTTACAATCGTGTCTGCATTTGTAATTGCTATGTTCAAACCATCCTGCACGCATTTTTTAGTAAACCCTACGCCTTCACTATTAAAGGATAGTAAATACACCGCATGGGTTGTAAACACAGCTAAGTCCGATAAATAAGGTACTGCCTTTACAACAGGCTCTGGAAACACGTCACAGTTATTAGGATATGGGAAATAGCTGGGGTTATTAATGTCTGACACAAACAGCATATCTTCTGCTGTATTAACACCCCACAGCACTACACGCTGTTGCCAGGTGCACATCCCTGTAGCAGTTCCTAATGTGTATTTAACAGGCGTTAGCTTATTATTGTCAGTGCTGTTTAAATAATAAGACGCCAAAGTAGTTACAACTTCTGGGGTAAGGTAATCATCTTTTGTAACCAAGGATTGTAGTGCGGTGTTAGCTTCCCACTCTGCGTCTTGCTGTGCAATTTTGGACACTTTATACACTTTAGCGGTGACTGCAAAATGTTTATAAGCAGGTCTGCACTTTAGCACTATATCTGCTCCTGGCGCGTATTCTTCAGATTCCCTAACCCGTACAGCAATTTCAGCAGACTTATTACTGTCTAAGTCCTGTATTTCCCACTGCACTTTGTATTTTTCAGTTGCCACATCTGCTGCAGGATAATCATACACCAATCTAAAGTGTACAGTCTGTCCGGTGTTGGCATGCAACATAAGTTGCGCGTTTGCGTCCTGTGGAATAATACCTAACAGCTGCAAAACGTCTAAAGAGGAGCTGTGATTTGCGAACTGGTAAGGATTGTCAAGTAGCATGTTATAACCGTTATTTACAACACTTGCAGGGTTAATCTCTTGCGGAAGCACTTTTTTAAAGCACACTGTGTAATAATCGTCTACAGTGTGTCCTGTTTTATATTGTGTAGCGCTTACACGATAAAACGCAGTACTACCTGTGGAAATTTGTCTTAACAAACAATATAATGTACTGCCTAGCTGGCACTGCAGTGCCCGTGGATTTATAGGAGGGTGGGACGGACGTCCTCCAGTACTTACACTAGCTTCTGTCCAAATTTCATAATCTGTTGGGTCAGTTATGTCTGTAAACGTCGCACTATTTTCAAATCGCGCTTTTACAAGAATTGCTGATGCAATTGCGTCACGCGGAACTACCGCAAAGTAAGCGTCTGAAAGCTTACGTATATAAGATTTTGAAGCGTCAGGCACAGTACACCCAATAATTTTAACAGTGCCCGCATCTTTTTCAAAAACCTTTTCACCGTGCCTCGTAAGGTATGACACGTCTCCAATTAAGCTAGGAGTATAGTGCGCATATCTTGTATGAGCTATAGAACGATCTGCAAGTATAGCAGATCCTACAGGGCACAGCCCTTTACGTGGCGCTAAGACTTCTCCATCGTTTTTAATATCCCAGTTTACTAACATCTTCACTGCGCCTGCTTCTAACGGTGCATCAGTATACTGCATTCCTTTTTTAAAGTCTTCTACACTGGTCATATACCGTGCACGCTGTGCATTTTTCGCAGTATTTTTATATAAAACTGTTCCCATGTTTATACCTCTTAATATCTGTCGTACGTTAATTCACGGTTACCAAAAATACGGTCATTAGGATCAGATGCAGGAGCCATACCTGCGTCAGGGTCTGCTTGATATTCTGCCGGGATTTTGTACAGCATGTCTCGAAGCATAACGAACAGTCCTTGTTCAAAATCACTCTGATACTGTGGAGCAGTCATCAGTCCTTCTTCGTCCATTACATAATAATGCCAAGCTGCGCCTGGTATTACAACAGTGCGGATATACTGGTCAGGGAAGAAGTTGTACTCAACAGCAGTAGTAGTGTCTAAAGAAGAAAACACAGGGTATGCTGCGTTTAAATAAGAATTGATACGGTCTATAGCGCTGTCTAAATGTGGGAGTGCTTCTCGTAATGTGAGTGACTCTCCTGCCAACGCCTCGTTAAATAGTTTTACAACTTGTGTAATCTGCATAATTATTCTCCAATAAAAAAGGGCTGATTACTCAATCAGCCCTTCTACTCTGTTTACACGCGTTTGATTAGACATTTCTCGCCTGCGTAACTTTCTACGTTTTCCGAGATGGCTGCCATGCGTTTACGCATATTCAACTGTTCATCAATGCGGGAAATACGATCTAAAAATACGGCTGCAAACGTTTCTGGAATCTCGTAGCGCTGTCCATCCATAGGTACGTAGATTGCAACGCCATTAATCACAATGGACATGGTGTTTCCGAAGTATGGACGGTACATCGGTGAGCCCTGTACTGCTACCTTTTTCTCTGCTTTGTACAGCGCTACCACATCTTTGCGCTTCTGTTCTAACACCTTAACCTTGTTGTCAAGGGTTCTATTCAACTCAGAAGCGTCAATAACGGGGGTGTCAATAGTTGGCTGCTGTGTTTTGTTTTTTGTTGCCATATAATCTCCTTCCGTGTAGGGAGTCCCTACACGGCTGTATTACAGCTGTGTAGGAACATTGATGTAATCAACAATTGCTTCTGTTCTGGTGGAGCCAAAACCTACGTTGTTGATTTTGAAACCGATAGACTGTCTCTGGTCGATAGGATCAAGTACACCGGTAGAACCTAAAGGTTTTACATACATCTTAGCATTACCTTCGCCAGTGATACCTGTTTTTACCAGGGCGTCTTTACCGATTACAAGTGTGTGCTGCATCTGTAACAGGTGGGCGTCTGCATCATGCTCCTGCAGTGCTGCAAACATTGCACGAGCTGCTGCGTCGTAATCAGTGTGTGCAGGGATGTAAGATGCTGCCTGTCCGGTGCGCTTATCTATCTCATATCCTGCAGCAATAGCAGCGCTTTCTGCTGGAACCTCAACCTCCTGACAGTCGATTTTAGTCTTACCATCTGGTGATGTAGCACCGGTATGCGTAGGATTACTTCCGGCTGCAAGATACTTGAACGTCAGCATGTAGTACTTGCCGTCTGCTTTCTTGTATGTACAAGTAGTAGGACAGTTCATTACTTCATGGAACTCGAAACCAAACAACGGTACAAGTACTTCATCATCGTACATGTGCGCAGTAGTCTGGTTAATCTTCATGTAGTTCTGTACATACTCATCATCAAGCATGTCATAGGTGAACTCTGGAGATACAAGCACGTGGAACTTACCATTGGAACGTGGCTTAACCAGCTGTTTCTTCAAGGAAAGTCCGATTAAACGTAAGTCCGCAATGGATGGCTTAGACCAAGGACGCAAAGCACTATAGTTTGCGGCAGCACCTGCGAAGAACTTCTGAGATACTGTCAACATTGTATGCTGTGCTAACAGGTCTAATGTTTCAATTGCAACGATAGAGTATTCTTTAGAGTAGTGTGCAATAACCGGATCTACTACTTTGAAGTCAACCTTATCGGTAAACTCCATGTAACGACCGTACTGGTCTGCTTCAAGTTCGTATTTTTCTACGGAACCTTTATCAGACATCGGTGGCACACCTTCTGCAAGTGGCACGATGTGTGCACGTAAAGGTGCCCATCTACGAACAACTAACTTATCCGCTTTTTCCTGGATTGGCATCTCTTCTGCATATCTGTAGTATGCATACTGTGCTGCATCCAGTCGGATTGTGTCAAGTAACTGTTTGGTGTAGAACACTTCTGGAGCCACTGTACCAGCGCCCTGTGTCTGCACCCAATTCACTACGGCATTAATATCCGCAGTAGAGTTTAAATTCACTGACATAACTCTTCCTCCTTATTGTGTGGTACATGTTATAGGTTTACACCCGCTAATAAAGCATTTAGACCTTGTACCGTGGTGACTTTCTGTGGAGCCCCCGCGGAACTGCCTGTTGCTTTAGCAGGGGTTGTACTGGATTGTGTAGCCGCACTATCCTTCCTTAAGGCTTCTTCTACAGCTGCTTTTTTAGCAGCTTCGATAATGTCATCAAAGTGACGTAGTCTGTATTCTGATAACAGGTCTACAGGCTGTTCAAATGGGTTTTTGCCTGCATCGTCTAGTTCCATTGCAAACGCCTTTAACTGCTCAGCGGACAACTTGTAAGTGTCCATAACCTGCTGGAATCCTAAAGACGCCTCATCTTTTAGACGCTGCTGCTTGTATGCGGCGCTGTCCTGTCTAAGCTGTTCAATCTCTCTTAACAACTCTACAGGCACACTCTGTTTCTGCGCCATCTTTTGAAGTGCCTCATCGTTTAGTTTTGCGACTAATTCTTTGGTATCTCTGTATTCGATACCGTTGGCTGTAGCAACTTTTCCTAACAACTCCGTCATGCTGCTCAGTTCTTTACGCATTTTTCCAAACGCAAAATTACGTCTGTCCTGCTCACTGGGCGCTCCTGCGTTACCACCGGGATTGCTATCACTACTGCCATCGGAAGACCCTTCAGCGCCTGCATCATCAGGGGCTGCTTCTTCCTCACCAGAAGACGCGCCTGCGTCATCTGCTGCGCCACCGTCCATGCCTGCTAACAAGTTGTCTAATGCGGACATGTCCGATGCTTCTGTTGCACCTTCATCTACTGCTGAGTAAGGTGTGACAAAAATCATACGTTTTCTCATCTAACCGATTCCTTTCTTATGTGGTGCGGCTGTCACCTACACATCCGTTAAGGAGGATGGTGTCCTATCAAATATACTGTAACACCTGTAATGTATTATGTCAAACAAAATAACACAAAATAAGCGGAAGTTTTTACCTTCCGCTTACTTTTTATACCATATCTTGTGGTAGAGCTGATTGTGTTTGGTCTAACTGTGCCATCTGATCCTGTACAGCGTTCTCACCGCCAGGCTGTGACTGCCTTGCAAGTGTTTCTGCTGTAGCAGCAATAGCGTCATCAGGTGCAACACCAGTCTGTACTAATCCTGCATACTGCGTGACAGTCTGTGCTACCATGCTTAACCAGTTCTGTGTACGCTGTACACCCATACGCTCCTGCATATACTCACGCATAGGCAAGTCTTGCATCATCAACCACTCTTCCGGTGTAATGATATCTACATCTGCACCCTGTCCCTGATACTGCATCTGCATTTCCATCAGATGATTAGCTACAGATTCAATACGAGTCTTGTTCTTAGGTAACTCGGAACTGATAACCAGTTCATAATCGAATACAGTGTCTGTAGGGATTTTCGGGAAGTCTACAGATACACTCTTCCACTCCAGCGTACGAGGATTTCTAACGAAATAGTCTCGCTTAAAGGAGTACTGTAAACAGTTACTGATAACCAACTGTGTCAAGCGTTTGCAATAACGTTCATAGTTCTCAACCTTTGGTGCATCAATCATAGTAACCTGGTCGAGCATGTTCTCAATACCACCTGTGGTGATTACTGAACCGGTATCACGTCCGGTGTACCGGTCGTCTACTCCAGAAACGGTCTTAACATCGGATGCCAAAATACCCATTGCCTGTGTAGCCTGTTGTGTAGGCTGCGGGAACTGGTGGTAATGTACAGCTTTGGAAGCGTCTCCCTGTACAAGGAAGGTACGGTCTGCATCATTACCGTGTTTGACAAATGTTGCTACATTAATACCGGACTGGTTATTAACGAATCTAGGTGGGCGCTGGTTCTTGTACTCACTAGTAAGCACAATAGAGTTAATGATGTTGTATGCAAGACTGTTTGCAAAAATTGCTGCGCAAGGAGAGGTGCCAAATAAGTCTCCGGCAGGTAAATTACAGTACAGTTCTGCAAACGGGAATGTAGCAGGCTTAATATCTTGTTTACATAACAACACACACTCATTGTTGATTACATGAATCTCGTGTACTTTACCGGCACAGTTAACCCAGTAGGTGTAGATTGTGTAATAATCCGGTTTGCCTGTTGCAGACGCAGACACACGGTCTGTTAAAGCAGTAGGAATGCTAGGAGTACTATTGTTACCAGCATGCGTGTCCCGGTACTTTTTAAACGCCTCCTTGTAAGCAGGCGTATCTAAGATAACCTGTTCATGGTAGGTATCCCAAGTTACACACCAGGCAGCAGTCTCAATGCGTTCTGCAAACGGATCCCTCATAAACTTTAGAGGGTCAATGTTCTTCAGAACAACTTCACCTTTGTGAAATGCGCTTCCGGTGCCGATTACAATGGAGGAATCCCAACCTACCTGTGTAACACCATAGTTTAACAGTGCGGCACGTTCACCTGCCTGCATCTGATAGTACGCAACATCGTTGGCGCTCCAAATGTGGTCTAAGGCGATATTAAGCTGCTCTACGATTTCTTTATCTTTCTCAGAAGTAGGCAGTAACTTAGCAGACTTTCCAACTGTGTAGATGGATGCTAAGATATTATTCTTCACATGATTGACGTAGTTTGTATCAGGCAATACCTGATATGCCGGAAAGCGTGCATGTACAGCTTCCCAAATCTTACCTCTGTCCGTGGCATCCAGTTTAACAGCTCTGCGGTGTGCTGCGCTGTATTCTGTAGCGCCTACACTGAAATAGCTTTTCAGCTTTTCAAGAGTAACACCTTCAGGTAGTTCTACGTTGTACTCATTCTGTTCCATTATTTACACCTCCAAACTCTTCATTAATAGCTGCGATAACACTTGCAAAGTCCGGAGGAGTGTCCTTATCTTTCTCTACATCCTCATACACCTTATCAATATCTACAGGTGCTGCGTCATTTGTAGGAGTGTCCGTACGGTGTACTACAGTGATTTTCACATCTGCGTGGGCAATCACGTACACACAGACAAGTG